GAAAATGCTCTTTCGGAACTAGCAAACAATGGAATCCCAGACACCTATAGAGCGCGTATGGTTGAAGACACTCAAGACGTGGAATCCACCGCCTAGATTAACCGTTAGCGCTTGGGCAGATCGTTTTCGTAAACTATCACCAGAATCATCAGCAGAGGCCGGACAATGGAAAACTGATCGCGCACCTTACCAAAAAGGCATCATGGATGCGTGCAATGATCGTGACATTGAGACGATTGTTGTGATGAGTTCAGCGCAGGTAGGCAAAACCGAAATACTCAATAATATTGTTGGCTATTACATCACGCAAGATCCATCACCAATTTTGATGTTGCAACCAACTTTAGAGATGGCGCAAACATGGTCGAAAGATAGACTCGCGCCAATGCTGCGAGATACACCAGCTTTAAAGTCAAAGGTCAAAGACCCACGTTCAAGGGATAGCGGCAATACTATGTTGCATAAAACCTTTGCCGGAGGCCATATCACAATGAGTGGTGCGAACTCTCCGGCCTCTTTAGCAAGTAGACCAATTAGAATAGTTTTAGGCGATGAGGTCGATAGATACCCCATAAGCGCAGGATCAGAGGGCGACCCCGTATCACTAGCCAGAAAAAGAACATCGACGTTCTGGAATCGCAAGGTTGTGTTGACATCCACGCCCACGATTAAAGGCGTTTCACGCATTGAAATGGCCTATGAAGATTCTGATAAGCGCAGATACCACGTGCCATGCCCACACTGTGATGAGTTTCAGCACCTTCAATGGGCGCAGGTATCATGGCAAGAAAATGAACCTGAATCGGCAATTTATGCTTGTGAACATTGTGGCGCAGTGATAGAAGAAAGACATAAGATCAAAATGCTTTTGGCGGGTAAATGGATTGCAGAGAATGAAACCAAAAAGACAGCAGGATTTCATCTCAATGAATTGTATTCACCTTGGCGCACATGGGCAGAGGTGGCAGAAGATTTCATATTTGCTAAGAAGTCACCAGAAACGTTAAAAACTTGGGTCAATACCTCTTTGGGTGAAACGTGGGAAGATCAAGGCGAAACGGTAGACGATGGCGATTTGATGCCGCGTGCTGAGAATTATGGCATTGACTCAATCCCGGCTGAGGTTCGATTACTCACAGCAGGGGTGGACGTTCAACAGGATCGTTTAGAGATTCAAATTGTTGGATGGGGCATTGATAATCATTCTTGGATTATTGATCATCAAATCCTTTGGGGTGATCCTGCAATGGGTGAAGTGTGGCATGATCTTGATGTGGCTTTAACTAGCAATTATGATGGCCTGCGAATTGTTGGTTGTTGTGTTGACTCTGGCTTTATGACTGATCAGGTCTATAAATTCACCAACCCACGCCAAGCTAGACGAGTATTTAGTATCAAAGGTGTGGCAGGAAGTGGCAAAGCGGTGGCAAGTAAGCCGACACAGGCAGGCAGAAACCGAACAATGCTTTATACATTGGGTGTTGATACCATCAAAGATGCCATTTATTCACGCTTAAAGATTGAAAAAGGTGATGGACAAGTGCATTTTTCGACTGATCTTGAGCCTGAATTTTATGCTCAATTGACAGCAGAAAAAGTTGTTATCAAATACTTCAAGGGATTTCCACGCAGGGAGTGGATAAAGACCAGAGACCGCAACGAAGCACTCGATTGTTTCGCTTATGCCTTTGCTGCTTATCACATCCTTAATCCCGCCATTGACAAGATCAAAAAACGTGAAGCAGTTGAAGAGACTGAGCCAGAACCAGTTGTTGAAAAGGTGATTGAAAGGCCGGCCATTATCAGGCCAAAACCATTGATGCGAAAGACAAGGCGCGGTGGCGGTTTTGTGTCAAGGTGGTAAAGGTAAAACGAAAATACAATCTTGCAAAAGTGATTGCCGTGGATGTGGATGGAACGCTTTTAATCAATGGGTCGATCAATCAAAGTCTGGTTGAATGGTGTATTTCGAGAAAGAATGACGGCTTTTGCATGATTCTCTGGTCTGCTAGGGGTGAGAAGCACGCCAAGAATATTTGCAAATTATCCAAACTTGAGACAGTCTTTGATTATGTTATTCCAAAACCCGCTTATATTGTTGATGATAAGGGTTGGGCGTGGACTAAGTACACCAAAATTATTGATTTTAAAAGGTTGTTTTGTAAATAATGTTTACACTTTGACAATGTAGAAAAGGTTACTACCATTAGCCTCAAATGAAGTAATGCGTTCGCATTATTTTTTGCAAATTTGGGAATTAAATGGCAAATTTATTTGATACAACGAATTATTCTACAACCGAGCCTAAAACCATTATCGCCGGCGATCGCATTGCATTCAAACGATCAGATCTAAATAATGATTATCCCGTTTCATCTTATTCGCTTAAATATAGCGCAAGACTAGAAAACGGTGGATCAACTGAAATATCATTTACTGCTTCTGAATCAGGTACAGATTATCTGATAGAAATTCCAGCAGCAACAAGCGCTGCATATACGGCCGGCACATATCATTGGCAAGCGTACATCGTGCGCACTTCTGATAGTGAGCGAATCACCATAGATTCTGGCACATGGGAAGTTAAAGCCAATCGTGATCTAGCGACAACTGATCCGCGTTCTCACATTAAAAAGGTTCTCGATAATATTGAAGCTGTTTTAGAAAATAGAAGTACCATTGATCAGGAAAATTATTCAATTGGAAATAGAAGCCTTGGCCGAACGCCAATCCCTGATTTGATTATGTTACGTGATAAATATCGCGCTGAATATGTGCGTGAAACTCGTGCCGAGCGCATCCGCAATGGCCTAGGCCACAGCGGTATTATTAAAACGAGGTTTTGATGAATTTTTTATCTATTTTTAGAAAGCACAAAAAAACCGTTGCCAAACGTGCGTTTGCCGGGGCAAAGGTTGACCGCTTGACTTCATCATGGACAACCACCTCGCAAAATATTAATAAAGATTTGCAAGCCGGTGGCAAAATGTTACGAATAAGGGCGCGAGATCTGAGCATTAACAATGATTATGCGCGCAAATATTTGCAAATGTGTGTTTCAAATGTTGTTGGCGCAAAGGGCATTGTTTTACAAGTTAAATCAAAGACAAGCCGCGGCAAGTTAGACCAAAAATCAAATCGCATTGTTGAGCAGGCTTGGTTGCAGTGGTCAAAGGCTAAAAACTGTTCGTATGATGGCCGCCTTTCATTTGTTGAATCTCAAAGGTTATTTATTCAATCCGCAGCTAGAGATGGTGAGGTATTAGTGCGCATGGTGCATGATGATTCTAGGTTTGGTTTTAAACTGCAATTTTTAGATATAAACCGTCTCGATGAAAATCTAAATAAAAATCTAAACGGCGGCCATGTAATCCGCATGGGCATTGAGTTTAATGCCACCGGTAAGCCGATGGCCTACCACTTGCAAACCAATATCGAAAATGAAGCGGCCGCCGGTGCAAGATATGAACGCGTTTCGGCTGATAATGTTATCCATGCATTTATGGGCGAACGCCCTGAACAAATACGCGGTGCAACTTGGATGGCTAGTGCAATGACACGCTTGCAAATGTTGGGCGCGTACGAGGAAGCAGAGCTTATTGGTGCTAGAATTGGAGCTTCGAAACTCGGTTTCTACACCTCTGAGGCCGGCGATTCGTTCATTGGTGATGAAGATGATCAAGGTTATTTGCTTGATTCAGCAGAGCCGGGAGTATTCACCCAATTACCGGCCGGAATGGGTTTCACTTCGTTTGATCCCACCCACCCAACATCAGCATTCAAAGATTTTAATAAAGCAATTCTTAGGGGCATAGCATCCGGCCTTGGAATTTCTTACAATAATTTGGCCTCAGATTTGGAGGGAGTTTCTTTTTCCTCAATCCGGTCTGGAACGATTGAAGAACGCGACAATTGGAGAGTCAAGCAAAACTGGATGACTCAGCATTTTATGGATCGCATTTATGAGCAATGGTTATCAATGCAATTGCTTAATGGCTCACTTGGTTTAAATATGGTTGATTTTGATAAATTAACTGAGATCAGATGGCAGCCAAAGGCGTGGCAATGGGTCGATCCTTTGAAGGACATTAGATATGCGACTGAGGCGATTTCCGCAGGGATTAAAACGGCCAGTGAGGTTGTAGCAGAGCAAGGTGGTGATATTGAGGATGTATATGACCAACTTGCTTATGAACAACAACTAGCCAAAGACAAAGGCTTAAATTTGAGCATTAACAGTGAGGTAAACAATGAAACAAATCAAAACGGGTAATTTAACTCGTTCACTAAATTTATCAAAAAATGATATTGATATTGAGGCACGCACGGTGGCTTTGTCTTTCTCATCTATGGAAAAGGTCGAAAGGAGTTTCGGATATGAGGTTTTAGGCCATTCACCCGAAAACGTTGATCTTTCTAGGTTAGAAAATAAAGCGCCGCTTCTATTAAATCATGATCCTGATGACCAAATAGGAGTGGTTGAAAGTGCATCGGTGGATGGCAAACGTGGCACAGCCGTGGTGCGTTTTTCAAAATCCGCGCACGCTCAAGAAATATTTCAAGACGTAATTGACGGAATCCGCACGGGTATTTCAGTTGGTTATCGAATCCTAGAGATGAAACTAGAAGATACAGAAGATGATATTGATACTTACAGGGCAACATCATGGCTACCAGTCGAAATTTCAACGGTTTCAATTCCAGCAGATGGCAGTGTGGGCGTGGGTCGTTCAGATGTTAAAGGCGATCACCTCACTACAATTACAAATTTAAAAAATAATAATAAGGAAGTCAAAATGACAACAGAAAATACAACAAATATCGATGCCGTTCAAGTAGGCCGCGATGCAGTGGCGGCGGATCGCGCACGCTCACAAGAGATCGATGCGATCGTATCAAAACACCCGGAACTTAAAGAAATTGGCGCTCAATTTAAGAGAAATGACCGCTCAATGGATGAGTTTCGTGGCGTTGCTTTAGATTCGATCACTAAAAATCAACCAAAGAATTCAGCAATAGAAGATACTAAAATTGGCATGAATGATGCTGAGATTGGTGACTTCTCAATTGTTAGAGCGGTAAATGCATTAGTGACAGGAAATTGGAAAGAAGCAGGATTTGAACAGGAAATGTCTGAGCAAATGGCATCTAAATTGGGCAAACGTGCGCAGGGTTTTTATATCCCAACAGACGTTTTAATGCGTGATTTAAACGTAACAACTTCAACAGCAGGTGGTCATACCGTTGCAACTGATTTACTATCAGGCAGTTTTATTGACATGCTCAGAAACAAATCACAAGTGATTGGTTTGGGTAGTACCATGATGAATGATCTAGTCGGCAACATTGCTATCCCCCGTCAAACCGGTGGAGCCACATCATATTGGGTGGCTGAGTCAGGCGCAGTAACAGAAAGCACGCCCGCATTCGATCAATTAAGCATGTCCGGTAAGACAGTTGGCTCAATGTCTGATATTTCGCGAAAAATGTTACTTCAATCATCATTAGATGTTGAGGCGTTTGTGCGTAATGATCTTGCAACATCACTTGCATTGGCAATTGATCAGGCGGCAATCAACGGATCAGGCGCATCAAATCAACCGAGAGGTATTTTAAATACAACTGGTATTGGTTCGGTTGTTGGCGGTACAAATGGTGGTGCGCCGGATTGGGCAGATATTGTTGATTTAGAATCAGCAGTGGCAGCCGACAATGCCGATATGGGATCGCTTGGCTTTTTAACAAACGCAAAAGTTCGTGGCAAGTTGCTGCAGACTGAAAAAGCATCAGGCACTGCGCAGTATGTTTGGTCAGATAACAACACGTTACGTGGTTACAATGCGGCGGTTTCTAATCAAGTTCCATCAAACCTCACTAAAGGTTCATCTTCAACTTGTTCAGCAATCGTTTACGGTAATTGGAAAGATTTGATTATTGGTACTTGGGGTGGCATTGATATTAACGTTGACACATCAACGGGATCATCAAGCGGCACGGTCAGAGTCGTTGCGCTTCAAGATGTTGATATTGGAATTCGTCACGCAGAGTCATTTGCTGCAATGAAAGACGCAACCACTTAATAATATGTTTTTGAGTGTTGAGCAATCGGCACTCATTATCAAAATAATAAATTATGAAAATTAAATTATTAATATCAGTCGGCATTGACGGTAAATCCTTTGCAAAAGGTGAAACGGTCGAAGTCGCAACCAAATTAGCAGCCAAGTTGATTGACACTAACAAAGCAGTGGAATCAAAGGCAAAAAAAAAGGCGAAGAAGTAAAAGATGTTTGCAGAAGATTTATCAGCTTTTTTTTCCAACGATGAGATGGCAGACAATGCCACTATCGGATCAGATACGGTCGTTGGTATTTTTGAGAATCAGTTTGTGGAAGTGCATGGTATTGAATCGTTTAGACCTGTTTTCACTTGTACGGAAGCCAGTGTGCCATCAATTGCACACGGGGATGCGCTTAATATTAAAGCCGTCTCATATAAGGTGGCCGGCGTGCAAAGTGATGGTACGGGTTTGACTCAGTTAATTTTAGAGAAGCAATAAATGAGCCACGCACGCCAACAAATACGCGACAAATTAATTGCCATATTAACTGGCTTGACTACAACGGGTGCGAATGTATTTGGGTCGCGAATTTACAACCATGATTCATTGCCTTCGATTGCTATCTATACGCAAAATGAGGAACTGGGCGAGGAGTCAGGCACGCGCCAATTGAGATTGTTGAATGTGGTGGTTGAAGTGAGAGTTACAGCGGTTTCTGGATTCGATGATACTTTAGATACTATCTCTGCTGAAATTGAAACGGCTATTTTTGCCAGTGATACCACTTTGCAAGGTCTTTGTAAAGATTTTGATTTTGAAGGGTTAGAAATCGAATACAGCGGGGATGGTGAGCAGCCAATTGCTTTGATGAATATGCGTTTTGTTGCACTTTATAGAGTGGACAAAACAGATGTAACAACTTTGATTAATTAAGGGAATACCATGTCAAAAATGTACAGAAAGGGTTTTACAACAATTGACGTTCACCCATCGCAAATTGCAAACGCAACAACACGGGGATGGTCACTCGATAAAAAACCGGCCAAACTAATGAAAAATAAATCACAGGAGAAGTAAAAAATGGCAACAATTCACAAAGCAAGCGAAGGTTCAATTAAGATCGCTGGCACAACCGTGGCAGAAGTAAAGTCGATTTCAATCGAGCAGAAGCACGCACCGATTAACACATCAAATTTAGCATCAACAGCAGATACATTTGTAGCCGGCCGTACTTCATGGTCTGGTTCGTGTGATTGTTTTTGGTCTAGTGATGATTCAGGACAATTAGCAATCACCATTGGCGCAAAAGTTGCGTTGATCTTTTATCCAACCTCTGGCAAATCCTTTACGGGCGATGTGTTTGTTGATTCAATCACAATTGATAATTCGTCAGATGATATGATCAGTGCATCATTTGCCTTTACTGGCACGGGTGGATTGACCATCGCATAATGGGTATCAAGGACAACGGCAAGGCGCATTTTAAGGCTAAGTTATCCGGTGATCTATTTTCGGTACATGTGCCGGAATGGGATGATACCGTTTACTATAAAGGTGCAATTTCTGGCCGCAAACAATCGCAGATATTAAAGCTTTATGATCAAGGTAAAACCGTTGAAGCGGTTTGCATGGCGTTGATTATGCGCGCACTTGATAAAGATGGTGAAGCGGTTTGGCGCGTGTCTGAATTGACCGAATTAATGAATGAATATGATATTACCGTTGTATCAAGAGTGGTCGAGGTTTGCGCGGGGGATGAACCAACGGTGGATGAGGCAAAAAAGCCTTAAAAGCCGCTGGTGATTTGTATTTTGTTTGCCAATTAGCTGAACATTTGCACAAGTCGCTCGATGAAATTTTAGATTTAACTACTGCGGAACTAACTACGTGGGCTGCTTATTTTGAGATAAAAGGACAATGATAGAAGCAAAATATAAAATTTCTCTAAAAGATAATACCAAGAAAGCCTTCAAAGCTATTGGCCGAGGTTTAAACAAAACTCGTAAGGCGGTTTTCAGTTTAAAAACAGGCTTTGTTTCAGCGGCCGGCATTACTGGACTTGGTTTTTTAATTAAAAGATCACTCGATGCTACCGACAAACTAGGCAAGGTTTCATCAAAACTGGGCGTTACGTCAGAAGAGTTACAGCGTTTTAGATACGCGGCAAGATTGGCGGGTGTTGAACAACGAACTCTGGACATGGGTTTGCAAAGATTTACGCGTAGAGTCGGTGAGGCTGCACAAGGTACAGGCGAAGCAAAGCAGGCGTTGAAAGATATGGGCATTGAGTTGAAATCCTCTAATGGTCGTATTTTGTCAGCAACTAGCCTATTGTCTCAAGTTGCAGATGCATTAAAAAACACTACAGACCCAGCAGAAAGATTACGGCTTGCATTCAAGCTGTTTGACTCTGAGGGTGTTGCAATGGTGAATATGCTTAAAGATGGTTCAAAGGCCTTTAAGGACACCATCAAGGAAGCTGATGCACTCGGAATGGTGTTGAGCAATGAAGCCGTGCAAGGTGTTGAGGCTGCTAATAATGCAATTTTTAGATTGTCAAATTTTATAACAACAGTATTTCATCAAGTGGTTGCCAAACTTGCACCACTCATTGAAACTTTGAGTGATAAGTTTAGAGAGTGGACGGCCGGAATGGTTAAAAACGGTGGAGGCATTAAAAAGGTTTCGCAGTCTATTGCCCGCAGTATCATCAACATGGCCATTAAAATTATTGAAGCATTTGTGTCAATGGGCAACGGCCTGATTGATTTTAATAATAAATTGCATAGTATTTTGCCAACATGGGCAGGCGGTTTAAGGCCGGTCGATGAAGTATTAAAAGATATTGAAAAAACAAAAGAAAGACTGAATAAACCATTTTTTGGAAGGTCTGGCGCTTCAATTGAAAAAAGATTAAAAAAGGAACTAGAAGAACTCAATAAAGAACTTGGATTAGTTAAAACAAGGACAATATCAGCAAGATTTAATATGGATAATTTCATCGATTCACTAAAAAGTGCAATTCCAGAAATTGAAAAATTTGCCAAAGAAACTGAAGATCTTTTTACATTGACAATGCCAACTGAAAAAACAATCTGGGATCACATGACAGATGGATTTTTAAAATACAAAAAAACAGTCACAAACGGATCATTAACGATCGCTTCAATAACCGAAGCAGCTATGAAAAAAACCGAAGATGCAATTGTTGATATGCTCATGGGTATTAAGAGCGATTTCAAAGCAATGGCGCGCTCTATTATGGCGGATGTTATCCGCATGCAAGTGCGAGAAAACATAACTAAACCATTATCAAATATGTTTTCTAATTTATTCAAGCCGAACAGTGGGAATTTTATGGTTGATGGGATTGGTGTATCAGGATTTGCCGGCGGTGGTTTTACTGGTTCTGGTGCGAGATCAGGCGGCATTGATGGTCAAGGTGGTTTCGCTGCGATCTTACATCCAAATGAGACTGTAATTGATCACACTCGTGGTGGTGGTGCAAATGCCACAACTATTAACGTTACATATTCGCCACAAATCAACGCACTTGATCCAAGGACAGCAGCATCAGTAATTGCCCAAAATGCACAAACAATCGTTGGCGTTATTAGACAGGCGTTTAATCGCAATGGTCAGGCGGTCGCATTGTGAGTTTTCCAATATCACCAGTTGCCAAATCAATTACTATTACAGGGGTTTCACCCACTTTGGTGAGTGTGTCTCATAATTTAAAACGACAAGCCAGATCTAAAGGCTCGCAGCGTTGGTTGATTGATGCCATATTCGCACCTATGACCCGTGATGAATTTGCGCCGATTTGGGCGTTTGTTAATAAACAACAAGGGCAATTCAACACCTTTACTTATAAGCCGCCTATATACAAAGATACGAGCGGCACAGCTACGGGTGCATTGCTTGCCAATGGTGCTGCTAGTGCTGGTGATTCTTCAATTACTTGCAATGGCTTAACTGGCACTTTAAAAGCCGGAGATTTTATTAAATTTGCTGGCCATGATAAGGTTTACACATTAACTGCAGATTCAACCACCATATTAGCGATTGAACCGCCATTAATGAAGGCTGTTATTAATAATGAAGTGGTTAATTATAATGATGTAGCTTTTACAGTTGCTTTTTCTAATGATCAACAAGTGATGAGCGTTGCAAGCAATCAGCTTGTTGGCTTTAGCATTAAGCTCGTAGAGGTAAGCTAATGGATCGCGGATCATCTTCATCGTTTCAAACGGAAATTGTCAAAAGTCAAAACCGACCCGTGCATTTGGTCGAAGTGATTTTTGACGATGAAAACGTTTATATGACCGATGCTTATAAATCAATCACTTATGGCGGCAATTCATATTTAGCACTTGGCAGTTTTATGGGGTTTAGTGACATAGAAGAAGCGGCCGAGGTTATGGTTAGTTCAGTAACTTTATCGCTAGGCGGTATTGATCAGGCGTGGGTAAGTCGAGTTTTAAATAAAGCTTATATTGATCGCACGGTTAAAATTTACACTGCATTTTTAAACGATGCACACGCGTTAATTGTTGACCCAATAATTATTTTTGAGGGTCGCATGGATCAACCAACAATAGTTGAAGACCCAGACAGCGGCAAATCTTCGGTGTCAATAAGTGCCACCAATGCATGGGTTGATTTTAGTCGCAAGACCGGCCGCCATACCAATCATGAGGAAACACAAATACATTTTCCAGGCGATCGGGGTTTTGAGTTCGCTAGTGAAATTATTAAAGACGTTATTTGGGGAAAGCCATCATGACCCCAGAAACAGAAATTAAATTGCATGATTATGTGCAAGCTGAGATTGGCAAGGCGTTTGAGTTTGGCCAACATGATTGCCCATTATTTGTACTAGGGGCGATGGATGTTATGACCGGTGACAACCGCCGCGAGCAAATGACCGGCCTATGGCATGACCAAAAATCAGCTTGGAAGTATGCAAAAAAACATGGCGATATTTGCGATCATTTAAAAAAATACAGTTTCACAAGTGTTGATTATGCATACATGCAAACAGGTGACATTGTTGTCATGGAACAAAAATTGGCACATGAGAAAAAATGGCGATCGGTGGCTGTTTGTGTTGGCGCAAAGGTGGCGATTGTTACCGAGCAAAACGGCGTTGAATTAGTAGCAATCAAAGATATTCCAAATTTAACCGAGGTTATGCGGTGGCAGTAGTAATTGGATCAATCGCCGGCAGCCTTGCATCAAGCGCTTTTGCCGGATCAGCGTTTGTGGGTAGCTTTATCACTAATGCCTTGGTTAGATCAGCGGTTGGCGCGGTTGTTGGTGGTATTGTATCTGGCTTGGTGTCCGATGCACTTGGTGGCGGGCAAGATCAAGATTTGGCCGGTGCTAATAGTGGCCTGCTTGTCAACAAATCATCTAATAATGCACCCTTGCCGTTGGTATATGGGCAACGTAAAATTGGCGGCACTAGAATATTGCTCGAAGTGACTGGCTCTAAAAACGAATATTTACACATAGTAATTGCCATGAGTGAGGGCGAGATTGATTCATTTAATAATATATATTTAAATGATGTTTTATCTACCGATGCACGTTTTGATGGTTTTCTTGATGTTTACACGCACACCGGATCAACCACACAGGCGGCCGATACTAATTTAAAGGCAGCGGTAACGGATTGGGGTGATGATCATCAACTCAAAGGCACGGCATATTTATATGCAAAACTTAAATTTGATCAAGATGCTTACGCATCCGGATTGCCAACAATTACAGCAGAAGTAAAAGGTGTCAAGGTTTTTGACTCGAGAACATCAACCACCGCCTGGAGTGATAACCCGGCATTGTGCATTAGAGATTATTTAACAAACGGCCGTTATGGTCGCGGGATTGAATCATCTCTAATAGACAATGCAACCTTTAACTCAACTGCCAATTATTGTGACGAGATGATCACTATTGGCGGGGTATCAAAAAAACGCTATACGTTAAATGGCGTGGTTAATACTTCGCAAAACTCAATGGATGTTTTAAAATCATTATTGACCGCTTGCCGGGGGTTTTTGGTTTTTTCAGGTGGCAAATATAAACTTATAATTGACAAGCCAGAAACCGCTGTATTTACTTTCAGCGAAGACAATATTATTGGCGCATGGTCAATTTCTTTAGGCAATAAAAATAGCCAATTTAATCGTATTCGCGCAAACTTTTTTAATCCTGATCGCCAGTGGCAACCAGATATTGCCGTAGTCGATTCGACCACATTGCGCACTCAAGATAATGGCTTGCTTTTAGAAAAAAACATTGAGTTGCCATTCACCTCGGACATTGACCGGGCGAAAATGATCACCACGATAAATTTAAATCAATCACGCCAAATGATCGGTTGCGAATTTACCGCCACCATCGAGGGTTTATTAGTTGAAGTTGGTGATGTTGTATATGTTAAACATACCACCCCAGGTTGGCACACGCTCAACTCAAATGCGGGCAAGTTATTTAGGGTAATGCGTATCACGTTGCAAAATAATGATGAGGTGCGCATAATGGCGATTGAGTACGATGCAAACGCTTATGATTATGGTACTATTCAAGTATCAGACGGTGCGCCAAATACCAATTTGCCGGATGTTTCAGCAGTTTCAGCGCCCGTTGGTTTGTCTGTTTCAGAAGAACTCTATACGACAATGGGCAAGGGTGCGCAAGCACGCGCGTTATTATCATGGGGCGCACCGGCCGATCGGGCGCTTGGCAGTATGTGATTAATACTAAAGTTCTAAATGCCAATATTAACGATCTGGCCGCCGGTGATTATTATTTCAGAGTGAGATCAATTAATACCATCGGTGTGAGGTCAGTTTGGAATACCACAGCAAAAATTATATTCGCCGGCCTAACAACTCCACCAACGGCAATTACTAATTTTAGTGTTCGTGCGATTGATGGTTCTTGCCATCTCCAGTGGGATCGTGTCATAGATCTTGATGTGCTTCACGGTGGTTATATTAGAATCAGGCACACACCGATGACTTCTGGCGTTACTTGGGCGCACGGTACTGCTATTGGTGAGGCGTTAGCGGGAACAGCAACCAACGTTGTTTTGCCATTATTGGCCGGCACATACATGGCCAAGTCAGTTGATAGCGCCGGCAACTTTTCCACAAATGATGTTCAAGCCATAACAACTGTGCCAAATATTATGTCATTCAATGTTGTTGCAGAACTGAATGAACAAACTGCATTTAATGGAACGATGGTTGATGTTGTTAAGTCAGGCAGCGTTATCAGACTTGATGCTACTGGTGGTGGTGTTGAATCAAGTGGTGAGTATTACTTTGACAATGATTTAGATCTTGGCGCTGTATACACAAGCCGAGTAACAGCTAATATGGTGGCTTCGGGTTATGTTGTATCAGATTTGATTGATTCAAGAGCAGATAATATTGATAATTGGGAAAACTTCGATGGTGAGCCGTCTGATAACGTAACGGCGCAGCTTCAAATTAGAACAACGCAAGACAACCCTGCATCCTCTCCAACATGGGATTCGTGGCAGCCTTTAGTGGTTGGTGATTATCATGCAAGGGCTTATGAATTTCGTGTCATATTTAATTCAACAGATTCTTCACGAAACATTGACATCTCAACGCTTGAGGTAACAGTTGATATGCCTGATCGTAATGAACGCGGGCAAAGTGTGACTGTACCAAGTGGCGGTTTAGTTGTTAGTTATTCCAATGCTTTTAAAGATTCACCGGCCGTTGGCATTACCGCCCAAAACATGATAACGGGTGACTATTGGGCATTGACCGCACAATCATCAACATCATTCACAATTCAATTTTTTAATAACACCGGAACGGCAATTGCTAGAAACATCAATTGGATTGCAACCGGCTATGGGAGGGCGGCATAATGAGCCAACAAGATTACACAATTGATAATGCAACGGGTGGTGCTGTTCGAGCAGATTTAAACGCCACACTTCAAGCGATTGTTTCAGCTAATAGTGGCGCGACTGAGCCATCAACAACATTTGCCTATCAAATATGGGCGGACACCACAGCTAATAAGTTAAAGATTAGAAACGGTGCAAATAATGCTTGGTATGAGGTTGGTACTTTAGACACAGCAAATCTTGGCTTAATGTTAGCTTCATTTTTTCCAAATGTTAATGGCAATGTCACTGCAACAGATGAAGAGTTAAACATACTAGATGGCTTCACGGGTGTTACTGCTGATTTAACCTATGCAAAGGATTTACGCGCAACTGGTGTTACTTCCTCGGAATTTGATACATTAGATGGCGTTACCTCTTCAATTCAAACGCAGTTAAATGGCATAACTACACACGCAGCATTGCGTTCAAGTTCCACTGTATTTGGTCACGCTAAAATTTGGGTGTCAGGAACTACATTAAACATAACTACTAGCTAATGGATATTAACATCAACAATTCTGCCACAAACATTACACAGGTTACTGTTGATGGAAATACTGATATTCAAAAAGTTAATGTTAATGGCACGGATGTATGGTTTAAAGCACCAACAGCATTGGAAGTAGTACAAGCTTTAGCAGCAGACCCGGCAGGGAGTTCCACTTCTAAGAGCTTCACAGCCGATAAGAAGTTCTTGCGTTATCATGGCCAACAGCAAGACAATACATCAACATTATCATTGTCAGATAATGTTAGTATCAGTGGTTTAACTGCACCTATTACAACCTCTCCTTATATTACTTTGGTGGGTATTACTAATGGCACAGACTCCAACGGTGGCGCTTTACTGAGTCAATACTACACGCCATCTGGCGGAAGTGAAACAGGTGCTACTGAAAACTCTGCTGTTACATATAGTGGGACTGCTAAATGGATGACAGTAAGAACGTCTTATGTTAATAAGTCCATGTCAGATATTACGAATTATAAGATTAAATATACAGGTGCCTCTAATGATAGACCCATACTTAGGACTCAGTTAATCTTACCCAACAAATGGAATGTCAGCAAAGTTTCAAGTGGTGGCGCGGGTTCTATAACACTAGCTGCAGGTGAGATATTAATTGTACATATTGGCAGTGATGGCGGTGGTGCTTGTGACTCTTATATTTCTGAGCATTATGTGGGAAATGTTGTATCACGCGGAAGCAATTCGATTATCTTACAAAATCAGGCTTGGTGGTATTTTACCAACAGTATTGGCATTTACACTAACACTACAACTAGCGGCAAAGTTATCAGTTGGACACAGCCGCCGAGTAAAAACTGTTTTGATTGGGACACAATCGCGAATGTAAGAGTTATGAAACTAACTCAGCAAGGTATTTAATAAAAGACGTATAAGGATAAAAAAATGAAGTCTGGAATTCACAATATAAAAATTGAAAGCGGATCACAGTTTGATATGGTTTTAACAATTACCAATGACGATGGCACAAACTATTCATTAACAGGCTATACGCCTGATATGCAAATTCGTGATAAAAACAACACCATCTTAATTGACTGCGCGGCATATATTAGCGTGCAAAATGGCAATGAATTGAAAGTGTCAATACCTGCATCAGCCTCTTCATTAATAGCAGATGAAGCGGCGTTTTATCAAATCGAAATTGTAGACGGTTCAATCGAGTATTCATTAATGCGCGGCAATGCAACCTTTGTCAAGGCGGTGATTTTATGAATATATCAATAGCTAAAACAGCCAATGCTATATCTATCAACGATACCGCCGTTAATGTTACGGTGGCCGCCATCAGTAAAAACATAACAATTTCAGGTGTTGGAATTGCCGGCGTTGGCGTTCCCACTGGCGGGTCAACAGATATGATTTTAACAAAAGCAAGTGGTACAAATTACGACACACAATGGGTTGATACGATTGACAGTATCAATATGAATGGCGGATATTTCTAAACGGAGAATAAAAAATGGCTAATACAATTAAAATTAAAAGAAGTACAAGCACGGCTACACCTACATCATTAGCAGAGGGTGAATTAGCTTTTTCAGAAAGTAGCAACAACTTATTTATTGGCACGAGTGGCAGCAATGTTGCAAATATCGGCGGTAAGATTGGCGTTACTGTTCAAGCATACGATACCAATATTGTTAGCGATGCAACATATCAATCAACTGAAAACGATTTCACAAATACACTAAAGACAAAATTAGACACCGTGGCACAAAGCGCTAATAATTATTCTTTGCCGTCAAGTGTTGTTCACGATACTGAGAGTGGAGCGTTACACGCTACTGATGCGCTAAGGATTTCTGGTCATACAGTCAGTCTTTATAAGGGCAATGGTACAAGCGAATCTGTTACGATCCCCGATAACAATACCACTTATTCGGTTGGTAACGGTGGCTTGACACAAAACAACCTTACAAACGCTTTAAAAAGTAATTACGATGCTGCGCATAACTGGTACACCACTATGACAACGTCTGATGGTGATTCTGTAATTAATACAGTAACTGAAATTGTGGCAGCATTTCAAAATCACGCTGAGGGTTTAAATCTTATCACTGAGTTAGATGCGAAGCTAACAGCAGCCTCTACCATTGATGGCGGTACGTTCTAACTATGGCTAATACAATTAAGCTAAAACGCAACTCAACAGCAGGAGTGGTTCCCTCAACACTGGCAGATGGTGAATTAGCTGTAAACACTGCCGATGTGAAATTGTATATCAAAAATTCAACAGGTGCGATAGTTGAGATATTAGGCTCATCAACCAGTAATCCTATTCTCGCTTTTGTTTCGTCTGCTGGAACAATTGATAATATTGTGGGTAACTCCACTACAACAATGCCGTTCTATACAGCAGCAGGAACATTGGACAACATACCAATTTCTAGTAATCAATTTCCATTTTATAAAAATGATGGTACGCAAGATAATATAGGAGTTTAACAATGGCAAATAGAATACCAGTCAAAGCAATTTATACAGGCAGTGATGCAACCGCTTTGGGCGAATACATATCAACAGATAAGATTGATTCAACCTATTTAAACACCGGCACAACCGCTAACAAGTTAGTGCAGTTAGACGGTAGTGCGAAATTACCTGCGGTTGATGGTAGTAATTTAACCAACTTACCATCAAATAAGTATATTCAAGTAATTGCAGTAGAGAAAGCCACTGCGTTAGTCGATGGTGCTGATATTATTGGGACTATTGAGATACCTTTTGCAGGAACTCTAACCAATCTAAGGGCCAAGACCACAACAGGCACTTGCACAGTTACATTCAATAAAGGTGGGACAAGCGTTGGTATAGTAAATGCAATCACTACAGGTGTAAATACAACAGTTAATTCGGCTATAACTGTTTATGATGATATGACTTTTGATGTATCTTCGGCAAGTGGCACAGGACTTACTATAATATTAACAGTGGAGTTATAAAATGACTATACATTGGATAGATTATTCAGCATTGTCTAACGGAAGTGGAACTTACACATCACCTTATAATGGCAGTACACAAATATCAGGTTCTACAACTACCGGTGATGAGATAAGAATTAAATCACATTCACTAGCAAATTTAACTGATTTTACTTTTACAGCAACATTTACTACAACAAGTTCAAATTACAGCATACCTTATTTAGAAGTTTCAGATGCTTCATTATTTACGGTAGGTGATATTTGTATGTATGACACTCACAAAACTTGTTTTAGGGTTAAGTCGCTCGATACATCTTCATCACCAAATCGAATTTATACTGGTGCGGACTTTTCTTATCGACCTGTTCACGCTTGGAATGTAAGCGGAGGCACTTTCCGTAGAATTGACCCACAATATTATCCTAATGACCATCATTTTTATTTAAAGTTTGCGTCTTATACAAACTCCAATTCTTGTGAAGTGAGTGATGGTTGGTATAGTGAAACTGCAAGAGTAACCGATAAATCATATATGACTATCATCGCCCCTCATCAAACATCCACTTCTAATAGGTATTTATATGTACTTTATCTAGGTCATAACTCTACTATTAATCTTACAAATACTTGTTGTGTGTCGCAATGGGACAAGGATTTTCAAGTTAAAGATGTTTTTAAACAAATGAATAATACCACGATGAATTTTCACGCTTTATGGGGTGGCAGATGGAATGGTGGTTTTTATAGTAGTTACTCTTCATTTGGTTCAAACAACACTTTAATTGCTGATTATATGACTACATATTATGGATTCTCAGGCAGTGGCGGTTGGCCAGGAGTAGGCAATACACTTCAAGTAAACAATCACACACAGTACAACTCGTATATGAACACTAGAGATAATCCGGGTGCTAATACTTATATTCAAGGTTATGTTATCACCCGCACTAATGGTGGTACTCTTTTGGACTACGCTTATAGCGCAGATTGGGATTATCAGTTTAATGGTCGCATAGAAAGCGCAAATAATAGCTCTATGACATCGCTAGTTTTTGGTGCAAAATCTGTAACACTTGGCTTGGGTTTTGGGGCAAGTTACGGTCATTATAATGTCACCCATACTGAGCAAGCGACTCTAACTTATTGTATTTATTCAAATCAAATCAATAATATTGATAACGACTTAACCACTCCACCACCCATTATTAATAACTCGACTATGACCGTTACTACCCCCGTTTACATTAAGATGTACATGAGTGGTGATCAGTTTTTTTCCAAAAGAGCTACTGCCAATAAAGCGCGCATCCATGATGCTACTATGTTTTACGATTCAAATGATATTTATGTAGAATCGAGTACATTCTTTAAGAACAGCTCTACACTTGTTAGAGATATTAATACTGCTGCGCCTTTAGAATATGAATATCTAAGTCCCGCCTATTCATATTCAAGCACCAACGGTATTAAAATTACAAAAGATACATCATTTTACAAAACAACTTCACCATCATTGAAGTGTTATTTAAGTACATTTGGCACTGTGTATAGTGACAGAGAATTTGTAAAGGCGATTGATATACCTGTGAACGGGGACGGCTCAACAGAATTTACGGTTACAGGATGGGTTAAATCTGATAACGGCATGTTTGATACGGACAAATTAAAAGCTCGTGTTGTTTATGATGATATAGCCAATGTTACAGTAAACATAAATATATCTAGTGCCGAAGCGGGTTGGACTCTATTCAGTATTGCATTTACACCAAGTGACAAACAGATGGCGCAGTTCCAATTAAGGATGCATCCACAAGCAGGGGCAAGATCTGTCTGGTTAAGTGACGTAGGGGTAGCATAATGGATTGGTTACTATATGGATTTCTTGAAAAAGAAGTAGATAGAGATTTAAAAGGACAGTTACTGTGGCTAGTCAACGGATGGACTACAGCAACTGGTGGTGGCGCAGCAGTAGCATTTACACCAATTTTAATGATTATTTAAAGGAGAGATGCAAAGATGGCTTTACAAGGTACTATGACAACTTTCTCGGGCGAGATTAGACGAAA